CTCCAGGCGAGGACCAATATATTTATACACCCTTGGTCTGTTTGGTGTTTGTTTTAAAATTAAGTTATTTTATATGGTGTTCCCGCAAGATTGTTCATAGGTAACAATCCTTTAGTAAAAGCAAATACTGAAGTTGTAGGGTATACTGCTTTACGGGCTGTTGAAGTAGAAGACAATGTAGATGTTACAGTTGGTATTGACTTAGGTGCATTGTACACTTGATACCCTAATCTACTCTCATCACACAAACCTACGAAAGGTTGTATGTAGATCGTAGGATAAGAACCAGGTGCATTAGATGAAACATATCTGACGTATATAACTCCTAAATCATTTTCTGGATTGAAACACGATCTAGCCGCGTCATACCATTTTCCGACTCCTCCTACGTAATTAAGTCCATTCATATTTGGTATAATAAAATCAAATGTAAAAGCATTGTTATTATTTGAAGATATCTGACCAGCAGATCTCGTATAATCTTGCAATTCAATTTGTGGCCCAGTAGAATATCCGGTCGTTGGTGTAACTGATAAAGCCTCCACCATAACATTTTGAAAATTAGTGTCTCCACCGGGCGGCGAAAGCGTTGCGGAACTGGATGAAAAATTTGTTGTATAATTTAAGTATTCCTCTGGAGGCATATAAGTAACTGCGGCGTGTATCGGTCCTACTATTTTGAGTCTGACTTTCAACCCACCGGACAATCCTAAAAACATTGATGATAATAATTTAAAAGATGAATCCACATTTGTAGATGTTGTCGCTGTTAATAAACTAGCTACATTAATAGCACCAAAAGTGCCCGGTGATGAAGGGCCGTCCAAAGAAATTGGATTGCATGGTATCATTCTTCTTAAATAATCTCTAATGGATTTATTTGGTCTAAAAGACATGCTAGTTTCATCATCATACTCATTCTCAGAAAATAATAATGTTCGTTGCGGATTCTCTACTGTAGGGCTAACAAAAGTTCCCTGAGGAGTCCAATATGTAGGTATACTATTAGCGGGTTCAATGTCATAAACATCAGTAGCGTAACCGCTGAATTCTAAATCATCTCCCCCTGATATGTATACATTAAAGTCAATGGATGTTGGCACGTTAGAATTATATACTAATGGTTGCACCAAATAACCTAAAGCTACGCAATGTTGTAAAGCGTTAGCCATGGGATCTTTGGCACAAGGTAATTGTTTTCTATTTGAGATATATGGTATTGTAATCGTGTGTATTTGTCCTCCAGATGTAAATTCTAGGGTGTCCGTTGGTAAATTGTGCACATCCATCACAGATGGTACGACACTGGGAACTGTCATAAGTCCTAGTGTAGGTGCGTAATATTTAAGAATTAATAATTTGCAATAATGAAAATTTGTGCAAGCAACTTGAATGTGCAATTTCATGGATCCTCTCCAATATCTTGAGCATTCGGCGATTGTTCGCATTGGTGAATAAAAAATAGTTGAATTGGTTGGGGCTGTTGTTTCTATCATAGGTGTAATTGGATAAGTAAATACATTTTTACCTAAAGGTGTAGTAGAGGACACATTAAATGTTCCCACATACATAGGTTTAGAACATAAATACTTAATGTCCATTTCGTCTTGTGCTGTTCTAAAATAGTAGTCATCATAAATTCTATTAAATTGCGCATGTGGATCTAAAACTTCACTATTAGAAGGTATATCTACGTTATTCAAATTATTTCTAAATCCTACATTCATTCTTGCTGATACTGTTGGTATATTTGGGGCATGGAATCCTGTTAGTGTCCTAATCATTGATCTGCCATAATCGATTATGTCACCGGTTACTTTCTTAAGGCCACTAGCGGCATCATCCATTATGGTAGTTGGTACTGTTGCTAATTCTGAAACTATATCTGATAACCCTTGTGTTACCCACGTTAAGGGCGCCTTAGGCACGTAGAAGTCTCCTTCTAATATCTTAACATGGATGGACACTGAAACTGATGTAGCAGCTCCAGCGGCCACTGCTAAAGGGTTCATAACAAAAATTACTAAATCACAAAAATCTTGGCCATATGGTGATGTACCTATGGTTGAGTTGTTTGAAGATGAATCCGTTCCTGGTGTTAAATATGTGGCTGTTGGTACATACATTGGTGTTTCTAAACACACCGCTGTACTTTCATTAGCATTTAAAAATACGTGAGGGGCTGATAATAATTGATTTGGTTTAGTTATAATGGGTACTGTATGGGGCATTGTAGCTGCCACTAAAATACCTTGATGCATAGGTGTTCCAGACACTTGAAGCATCACACACATTCTCAAATTGTAATACGTTGAGTGTAAAAATGGTACTTTTGCTAACGCATTTGTCATTATAGCTGCGGGAAAAGCAATACGGATTAATTCAGTAAACTTAGTACTGGTTGTATTCCATGTTGCTGTTCCGATTAAAAATGGTTTGTTTAATATGGAATCAAAGTCTAACCTCGCATTAGTAGGCATCTCTTTATCCATCTTCGGCTGTTTATCAAAAACAGTCGGCATTTCAATCTCCTCTTTAGTTCTAAGAGAAGACATATTAGTTGAGGTAAAATGTATTTGTGCGATTATTAAAATTACAACCTTGTATAATCAAATGGGGTATTCTCTCGATAAAAATTTCCTTACTTGTAGCGCGGCTTGAGAGGTGGCTTGCTTATAACTCATCATAAGGAAAAACTGCGAGTACGACTAGCGTCTCTATATCATCCAATTAATATCCTTGCCACTCATTTGAGTGACTCTAAGATATCCATCATCTGATTCTAAAATATCAATTATTTTGTGTACGGAAAATAGCCTTGCTTCAGGCAAGACCTTATGTATATACTTGACATATAAATTATAAATATAATCACCGTGAAGGAAAGACTCTATCTGCATAGATAGAACTTTTCCTTCCATTACTATTTTAGGATCTTTCGTTTTGTCCACCCATTGTAAAGTATTCACAATAGTTTCTAAAGAAAGGGCTCCTACGTAGCGATTTAAATGACTGTTATATAAAAATTTTCTTTTTAAATAAGTTAACTTATCAAAAGGTTGGTGAGGTTTAGTTATAGGAGTTTTATCTCCATTTGTACATTTCATACCTAGTGATTCTGCTACATCTCTAACGGTCTCAGCGTTAAATATACTAGCCAAACGTCCACTAGCTCCAAATATCTTATCGTCTCCAGTTACATTGTCTACTATGTTTCCCAAATCTTTTAACGTTCCTCCGTTGCGCTTTATTACCAAGCCATTTATACCTTTATTATATAAACAATTTAGCGCTAAAGTCAGCCAAGTTCCTGATGGTAATCCGTGTGTTGTCCTGTAAATAGCGTCATATACTAATACGGTGCTATTATACGTTGTCATTAATAAATAATCTAACATTTTAATGTTGGATCCCTTATACTTCTTCCTCAAACAATTATGTATGACTCGCATTATCGCAACATGGAGAGTTCCATCCCACTTTGAAAAATCGGCGTCACAAGTGACATCACAATCTCTCAACTTATGAGCTAGAGCATCCATGTCTTTATATGGGTTAAATCCTATTCCTAAGCCTAATTCGTTATGATTCTTGACAAAATGCTCCATAAGTCTCCCCATTAGCTTTTTACTGTAAAATAAATGTGCTAATGGCATGACTCTAAATGTTCGTGGTGTTTCTCTTTTCTCATCAACTCGTAATTCATCTTTAAAAGTTTCCACACATAATGTATCTGCAATATGTGTTTCGTCATTCTTTACAGCAGTTTCAAACTTAGATAAATATTCAATAGCTGCTGGTTTCAATTCTCGTTTCTCATAATCAAAATATTCTGTCTTATTCTTCAAACATCCATATCCATTACTAGATTGTTTGTTTAGGGAAGGTAACTTATCATTACCAAACACTGTTTCTGTGTCTGATAAATCATCAAAAGGTACGATAAAAGTATCTATATATTGCTCAATAAAAAGTAATTCGTCATTCGTTATATCACCAAGATGTTGGAATGTCTTTTTAGACATTTCTTCCAACTTAGCGATTGGTTTTTCTATAATAGGTGGTCCTTTAATTCGTATATCTTCGTGTAAGCTCAATTCATTTAATAATTTTTGTGTGTGTTCATTATAATCAGCATGTAATTCGGAAGGGCGTAGTTGCGTTTTACCTATTGGGTAAACCTTAGCTATTTCCCCTGCATCGTAGCGCAATCTAGCACCAGACATACCTGGTAATACTTTTTTATCTATTTCAAATTCACACTCCGTAGTTTTAAGCATAAGTTCTCTAATTTGTTTTTGTACGTTTGTACTTGGTGAGACCATAAATCCCATTTCACCGTTGCCGGCTACATGCATCGCAAAAATGCTGCCAGTATCATCACACAAAAAAGATCCACAAAAACCTGCCTCAGAAATAGGGTGATAATATCCACTTCCTATAGCGTGCCTGTATTGGACTTTAGCACCATAAGCTACTTCCTGATCATTCAATCTTACATTTAATCCTCGTATAACAACAGCAGTTTTATCTGCCGATATTATATAAGAAACGGGGTTTCGACTGGTTGCTTCTCTAAATAAAAAATCACATCGTTTATAGAGAGGTAATGTTTGTTCAAATTTATATATAGCTATATCACATGAAATAAATTCTTGCTCCAATTCTAGCTTTACAGCTTCTAATTCTTTATGTTTGTTATTATAGTGTTCCCAAGATTGATAGAAATCTACCAACTCATTCTCGTAAGATGCATGCGCGGGAACCATAATTTTCCCACCACTAACAATAGCATGTTGCATATAATTATCTGATCGTCTCACTATTATGCGAGAAAATCTATACATACTATTAATGACTTCAGGTAATTCACTATTGATACTAGGGTTTCCTTGAGCTATAAATTCTCGTGTTTCAGTTGTTACATTTTTCATAAGCGATAATAGATTCGTTTCATGTGGGTTAAACTTACTAATGATAAAATATAAAAAAGCACATATAGACGTCGATAATATTGAAATGACTGCTCCTTTCGCTATTACAGACGTATCACTTAAATTATTTAAAAAGTCATTTACAAAATTCAAAGCACCAGTAGTCATTTCACTAACTACGGTGTTACTGATATATCTTATCCATTCGTAAAAAACGGCTGTACCGTTGAAAAAATCGCACCACATGTTCTTAACACGCTGAGCTGCTTCATCCAATAGTCCTTGAGGGACGTATGTGTCATCTTCTATTTTGGTCAATATATCGTTAATCGTCAATTCACTCATTTCTGTCTTTGATCTATTCAATTTCTCGTTTTTCTCTATACCTTTAAGCATTTTTCCTAACCATACTAAACCTTCATACAAATTATTCGTTTGCATATCAGAATTTAGTATTCCGTTCAAACTCTCATTCGGGGCTAAAAATTCGTGTTTCCACGTATGTGATTGTAAATAATCAAATTTTTTATATTGATAGCGTAGTAAATTAGGAGTCACACTAGCATCTCGTTGGCATTCGATAACATGTATTCTCCTAAATAAAGCTTCTATATCGGATATGCAATCGGATTTAGTTAATCCATGTAAGTTTGATAAAGCGTTTGTTGTACATAAAATTATTTTAGAGTTAAAAAACTTGGTATTTTTATTTGTCACGGAAGCACACTCCAAAGGGTAAACCACAGGAGAAACGAAATTTATAATCGTTCTCCATTGTGATATGCCCTGTTGACCTACATCATCCATAACAAACACATCTTGATTATTGTAGTCGTCATAAAAGTCTTTTCCAGCATCCACTGGGGGTACCGTGTGTACATAAACTGATCTATTCTGTTTCTTCAATATTTCAACAAAAGCATTCATAACGACGGACTTGCCGCTACCAGGAGCGCCTTCAAAAACAAAACATATTGGTTCTTCACGACTCGATGAACCGTAAGTTTTAACCATCTTAATTACATTTTCTACAAAAGCGTCGTATGTCACTTGAAAATGTCTATTATTTCCATTCTTCAAAAAAGCCATGAAAGCTACGTTTCCTAATGTTTTTTCATAGATTGCCATAGCTTTGGTCCGATATACTGGATCAAACATAACATGTGTATCTTTTACAAAAGCTGAATATATTGCTAATATTTCTTTAATGAGATTGTGCGATCTAAAAAAGTTAAACATCTTATTCAATATCGTTACCATAGGTGTTAGCCATGCTAACCATTCATAATGTTGTATTAAATAATTAAACATTTCCACTAACACGCCAAATAGCCTGCTAGCTAAATCCATGAGCAAATCACAATCTGTAATTCGCTTTCCTGTTAATGCTGTAAAATCTCTCAATCCTTTCATAATTCTATCGGGTATTCCTAAATATGATAAAACTAAAAACATATCATTCGTAGATGCTTCTAATCCTTGTGGTACAAAAATTTTATGGTATCGAGCGGATAATGATATACATTTTATAACTGTAGTGATGAATCTATTAACTGACAAATGTCCTTCGCTAAGATCCATCATTAAAGCTACTGTATCCGCTACTAGCAATTTGAAATCAAGAGACTGTAATCCTATTCCTATATGTTTTACCGTATTTACTGTTGTTAATAAAGTTTGCTTCATTGCCATACACATATCTATCAAACCTTGTTGTTCAAAATCCTGTACTGCTAACTTGTAACGTCGTTTGTTAATTATTTTACATTGATTTGCTTTTTTCTCAAAATATTCGTTGTCGATTCTCATTAAAACATGCTTATGTTTGTTATAGTAAAAATAAATGTCGTTTACGCTAATATCATAAAACTTCAAGGGCTTATCCAAATATTGTTCATAAGTTTTCTTAATATAATTCAAGACGCTATCTAATATAGAATCTGCGTCAAAATTTTTATCTATTTGTTTATTTTTATTTTTATTTTTATTGTTTTTTGTTGCGGTTATGTTATTACACTTGTCCAGTTTTCACATTGATCCACATTGTGGCTACACCTAACTACTGCAAGATAATTCATTACTATTTGTTGCTCTAATAGTTTAAACCTGTTATTCACAATATCATCATTTTTGTTACTCGATCATTTGTCACCTGTCTATTGCGGACGCTTACAATGCGTCCTAAATATTCGTAGAGTTTACTTAAAAACTACAATTTACGCAATATCTTTTTACAAAAGCTCAGAGGTGTTGATCGTTGTTTCCATTTTTATACACTATAAATACTCAGAGGTTCTCCTCGTTGTTTCCATTCATAACTACTATATCTAATGTAGGTTTATGTATATAATGTGGGATAGCTCTTACTTTTTGTCATAAAAGAAGATCACGTATTTATCTCAGGGATAAACTACAAGAAAAATTAATATATACGGTGGGCGAGACCAGCGTATATACCCGACATACGGAGTTAGTCCCTAACTAAGGGTACAACATCCGTACAAATGCGAAAACTGAATCTAAAATATGTTTA